CTATTTGTCCTATTTTATATTCCATTATGAATTATAAGCATACCAATTTAAATTATTATTTGAAGTACCAGACGCACCAATTAAAAAGAAACTTCCACAATTAGTTATAGTCGTAGTATTTGGAGTATTACTTATTAATGTGTTACTTGTCCCACTAAAAAAAGGTATAATATCTATAATATCTAATCTTGTACTTATTAAATTATCGGCTCCAGTACTTTGATATAATGAACCTGCCTCAGTAAAACTGACGCCGTCTGTAGAATGTTTAAATATTAAATACATAAATTCCGTACCTGAGCCATATTGTTCAACCCTTAAATACCTCATAGACGAACCTAAGAAATTAATTATTTTAGTATTACCTCCGGGTAACCACGTTCCACCTCCTACTCTCATACCTCCATAAGCAAATGAAGAATATAATGCTTTTACAGATTTAGAACTACCAAAATCTAACTGTACCCAAACTGAACCAGGATTACTTGAACCAGTTAAATTCCAAGCACTACCTGTTCCTGTAGTTAAATCTCCATCATAGGCTCTTGATAAACTGCCAGTAATAAAACCAGTTCCACTCCAACCACTAGCCGTTATAGAAAATCCATTATTTGTATATGCGTGATATATATTTTGTATTGCTGAAGTTTTTGCTTTACTAATTATAACTGGAGAACCATAATTTAATTGACTACCTATATCTGAATAAACTATCTCTGTTCCAGAATATCCTATGGTTCCACTAACCTCTGGAAATAATAAATTATTAAATCTATTTACTTCACTTGCATATAAAATATCCCCATTTATCTTTGGAAATTCTCCTTCGTTTGTCATTAGTAACCGACCACCACCATATCGCCTAAGAAAGTATTTGCAGCATTAAAATTGTAAAAAGCGTCTACATAAATATACATCGGACTTGTAATATTTCCCCCACTTGCCGTAATTGCCCCACTTGTAAAAACTTTATCTAAATATAATGTATAAGCTAATTGACCATTATTATATGAACTTCCTGTTGATAAATTAATCCCTCCGCCACTTATTCTTACTTTAGCCCAACCAGCAGCACTAGTCGCTCCTCCTTGTAAATCTACTGTAGCCCTAACATTCATATAACTTCTAAGTATATTTGCTCCAGAAGCGTCATAATAAATTGAACCTATTGGAATAAAAACATCTGCACCTGAGGTATTAATACCTGTATCTTGTGCTTGTCTAAATCCTATAAATTTAGGATAAAACATATTTGTTTCACTAGCATAAACTACATCTCCAGGTACTTTTGGAAATACTCCTTCGCTTGTCATGATACATTTATAGATTGCTCAAAACTTAACTCAATAGTTCCATCACAAACTATACTCCCATTTAATTGATTAATCTGATAAGCACTTCCAGTATTTATTCCACTTGTAAAAAAATTCCCAAATTGTTTTAATATTAATCCACTGGCCTGAACACTATTTATATCTGCATTTATCGTTACACTATAAGGCACCGAGAAATCTGGACTTCCTGTAATTATTAATCTTAAAAATTCACTTCCAGTTAAAGTAGTCATAGTCGCTGTAAGAGTAGCCGAACCAGCACCTACTGCGAGATATTGTAATTTAGAACCCACTAATTCTATTGCCTGTTGTTTTAAATAGTTTGTAATCATAGTTATCTATAAGTTATTTATTTTAAATTACTTTGCGTAATGTATATATATCATTAATTAACTCCTGAATATAAAAGTAATTTACTTGATAAATTATTACCTAAATGACCTATTCCTAATCTTCCTGCATTTTGTCCCAAAATCCAAGAATAAAAAAAAGGAGAACCTGCATATTTATAAGTATCTAAAATTCCAAAAATAGGACTATCTAAAATTAAATTATCTCCAGCTATATTCCTAGCATAAACATTCCATCTACTTCCAGTTAAAGTAAAACTTCCATTCGTCATAAAAAGCCTACTTATAACATCACTCTCGGTCATACTCTGACTTTCAAGTTTATCTAATCTATTTTTATACTCTTTAATCTTATCAGTAATATCAATAAATTTCTTACCCAAATTCAATCTGATTATTTGCTCATTCTGTATACTATCTTTATTAAAATCATAATCAACTTGCACTATATTCAAATTTTCATTTAGATTAAAATTATTCTGTTCTATAGTTATTAAATCTCCAGGTGTCAAATCAAACCAACCTTTTACCCTAGTATCTACCCTATTCAAAGGGTCTGCATTCTGCAAATTAGCTTTTAAAATCGCCTTTGCTGTTGCTGGGTCTTTAATAGAATTGTCCTGTATCTTTAATTCTTTAGGCCCATACAACTGAATGCTTAAATCATTTTGCCCCATCTTAATTATAGGTAAATCCCTATCATATGCAATAATTACCGAACCACCACTTACTGGAAACTTTGGAAATTCAGTACCTGAATAAAAAATTACTTGTTTATCATCAAAAGAAATACCATAATCGGTTCCACTTACAGGCGTAATAGTCATACCCTCTACACTACCCTTTAATACGCTTCCTAAATAACTAACTTTCGTATTATGCGGTTTATATTGAAGTGTTACAACTGAACTACCTAACCCCCAGGGACTTCCAATACTGTGTTTTTCATCTGGTGCTCCTGCTAAATATCTATCCCCATAAACATAAATAATATTGCTCATTCCTTGCCTACTTTTATCAAAATCACAATTCATCATATTAGAATTATTCAATGTATATCCTGAATTGTTACTACTCTTTGGCTCAAAATGTAAATCATTTTGATTATCTACATAAAACTGATAACCCTCTGGACTAGACAATTGTGCAAGTTGTGTTAAAGCGTCAAATATCGGAGTCATATTGAAAGCAATTCTTTTAAGTGTTACTCCTGTTGTTTGCACTCCACTAGTCGTAATATCTGGTACTTCATTATTACTCAAAATATTTTTAACAATATCACTTATCTCTGTATTACTATAAACTATCGGTTTAACCGTCATATCCTGTAATCTTAAAGTATAATCTCTCCCACTTAATTCTACTTCTTGCTTTGTTCCTTCTCCACTAAATCTTACCTTTTCTAAAATTCCATTAAATATTTGTTGGCTATTAATACTTATTAATTCTGTTCCAATTCCATTATTATAAATCTGGTTTATTTCTCCTTGATTTAAACAACTATTATAAAATCTAACATCATCTATTTTTCCTCTAAACTGTCTATCTGGTCTTGTACTTGATTGAGCTACTGCTCCTATATAGGTGCTCCCATTAGTCGGACTAGTACCTGAACTAAATCCACTTCCTACCAATTGTCCATTTTGATATAATTGAATATAACTTCCATTTTTAGTTAATGCTAAATTATACCAAGAACCAGGATAAATATAATCTCCATTCCCATTTATCGTTGAAACTCCAGAGGCATTAGTTGTTGGATATAAATAAGTATAAAATTGCAAATAACCCCTAGAAGTTCCAGATGTAATATGAAAACCATATTCTCTCATTGAAGAGGAGTCATATTTACTAAAAATAGTTGAATTTTTATTTAATATACTAGGATTACACCAAGAAGTGATGGTAACATTAATTCCGCTTATAGAAAAATTAGAACCATTATCTACTGCTAAATATCCACTACCTAAATATAATCCACTAAATTCAATACAACTACCAAGTTTACCACTACCCCAAGTTCCACTTACTAAATTTCCATTAAAATTACCAAGTGTATCGCTACCATTATTATTTAAGTTCCATTGTGCATAAGGACTTCCTGCTGTATATATTACATTAGTATCCGCATAAATATTAACATCTCCTCCAACTAAAAAATCTGTTGCATGACGACCATAAGGACTATCAAGTATAGCACTAAAAGTTGAACTAGAATTAGAGTCTCCAGTACTTCTTGATACTCTCAACTTTTTATAATCAACATATTCATTTCCACTTACTTGAAAATTTGTATAAACTGTCATAGGCTTATTTTATTTCCTAATTCTTGAGCAATAGCCTTGCTTATATCCTTAACTAATAACTCGCTATCTATCACACTAGGAATTCTGTTTAAATCCTCTAAAAAATCATCTATCCCATTTGTTTCTTCTTCCATTATCTTCCTCCTTTTCCTCCTCCATAAACTGGAACTATATTAATATAAACAGTTTTATTTGTAGGTATTGTATCAATTTGTCTTATTACTTCCTTTACCTGAGGTTCTGTTATTTTCGGAATATTCTCCCATGTGGTTTTCCAATTATTAGTCATCGTAGTACTAGTCATCATCATATTTTGTTCTCTTTGTTTAGCAAATTCTTGTTCTTTTATTATAATTTTAGTACCTGTTTCAATAACCTTAGATAAAGCACTATCCTGATTTGCTTTTAATCTTTCTAAATTCTGAGCGTCTAGTGCTGCCTTTGCCTGTTCTGTATTCTGTTTTAAAGTATATTCTAAATTATATTTATCTTGTAATAATTTTATTTCATCATTAAGTTGTTGTATTCTATTAAAAGTTCCAGCTGGTACTGACGGCCCTTTACCGCCTATAGCCATATCTAAAGCTAATTGTAACTTGGCAGCTTCTTCTTGTTTACTTGCTATCTCATAAAGCAATTTAGCCTCTGCCTCTTTTGTTGGTTGTTCTCTTACAGCTTTAGTTGCTATACCCAAGGCCTCTAATGCTTTCCTATATTCATCTGCCTCTTTTTTAGCCTCCTCTGTTGCTTTTTTAGCAGAATTAAAAGCCAAAGCTAATGTTGTTCCGACCGCTATCGTAGCTAGACCCCATGGAGTCGCTGCAAAAGCCAAAGATGCCGCAGATAATGCCTGTACCTGTGCTATTAAAGCGGGTAATGACCTAATAAGAATTAAACTCTGAGTACCCATATTAATATAAGTTCCTATTACAGCATTATTGGCCCTTTCCTGATTATTCTGTGCTATTGTTAAACTCCTAGTAGAACTCTCAACATCTCTCTGAGCCTTTGCTAAATCTTCTGCTGATGAATTAGCATTATTCTGGACCTGATATAACCTATATTGAGCGTCACTTAATCTATCCTGAGCTCCTGCAACTCTCTCAGATGCATTCTCAAGTCTTAATTGTAAATTCTGGTAACTATCAAAAATATTATCAACTGAACTTGCAGCATTACCCAAAGCCAAAAGACTATCTGTTTGTTTTGTAAATGCTTTAGAGGTATTCTTAGTTGTCTTTTCAACATTCTTTCCAGTAGTTTGTACTTGTTTTTCTATATTCTTTAGTACTTCTGTTGCCTCATCTACTGCCTTAATTAATATCTGTATTTCATTTTCTGCCATACTTTTTTCTTATTCTTTCTCTCTCCCTTGTCATTTTATTAATATATTGAATTATATGATTTAAATTATTTATTGTTAAATTTTCAACATAATCTAATGTCCAACCATTAAAGAATTCACATATCTTTAATTTGTATTCTGTTTCTTTTCTTAAATAGTTGGTATCTGAAAATTTCCTAAACCATTAACCTCATTAATAGCCTTGAAAATTTGTGTTCTAGCATTCCATGTCAAACTATTATATTCTTCTTCTGTAATACCAGTTGAAATCATAACTTGCTGTTTATTACTTTGTGCTTTATCTTCAAAGTTAATTGCGTCAACTTCTTTAGCTAATAGTTCTCTGACTATGTATGTCTTTCCACTCACGCTTATTTCTTTTTGCATTTTTTCCTCCCAAGTTTAATTGTTCTGTTCTCCTAAAAAATAAAGAGAAAATAAAAAATTTAATTACCAGTACCCATATTTAGGTGTGGTATCAAAAGCACTACCAATCAAGATAGGTGCTTGTATTTCTATCGTGCTTTCAGTAGTTCCTTCTACTTCACTAGGTGCGTCCATACTTGTAATTCTACATCCACTAAGGAAATAGATAGTATGTTGGCTTCCTGTAGCTATTACATCAGCATTCAAGTCAAATGTTGCATCAAATTGCCCATTCGTTTTATATAATTCATTATATAAAAGACTACTTGTTGGTGCGTTCAAATCTAATGTTACAGTCAATTTATTGTCCCTATTCTTTTGGAATGGTACACTAATATCTCTTGAACCATTTAGATAGTGAGGTGCTTCTACATTTTGTGCTATTTCTAATACTACTTCTTTAGCGGTATTTATTGTTGTTCCTGAAATTACTAAACTACAATTATTCCAAAGATATGGAGTAACTGTACTTGCTGTTGTTGTACTTGCTGTTCCACTTGTGAAGTTTAAAGTCTGCCCTATATAAGCAACTTCTACACTTACTTTTTCTCCTTGAGTAGCTGTTAAAGTTACTGTATTTGGTACACATCCATTTATAGTTCTTATAAATGTATTATTAGTTCCTACTGCAGTTTTACTATCTTCAAGAGTAAATGAATTAGGTGCATTCAAAGTTCCAGATGTAAAAGAAGATTGTGCTACATTTGTATTTACTTGCGTTACTAAGTGTGTATATTTATTTGCACTTCCCCCATCTACAACACTACCAATCGTTAAGAAGGGTATTCTCATATCTTGAGGAGCATAGGTTAAAGTTCCTGTTACATCTCTAGGTCCAGGTATCATTTGAACAAAACTTCTTGTACTTGTTCCCAAATATCTAGTAGCCATCTTATTTTCTGCATCATCAATTTCATTACTTTCAACTAAACCAATCCATAAACCTGCTGTTCCACTAGCTACTGCATAAGTTCCTGACTCTGCAAACATTAAGACCTTATTCTGGTCGTTTACAAATCTTACCATTTATTTTTTATGCCTCCTTTCAAAAATTTTAAGTTATATTATAAAACTGATACTGCAATTGCAATATTCTTGATTTAATTCCTTCTTCACCTGGTTCATCTATTTCTGTTCCAGATAAAACATTAAAGTTATGAAAATCATTAGCTACACTCCCTGTAGTTGCTGTAAATTGTATTGAGTCTAATCTATTCTGTACTGCTACAAATAAATCATCTTTCTGTTTTTCATTTGTGGCCCATATTCTAATCTCAATAGTTAATTTAATATCCTGTGCTGTTGTCTGCATTCCACTTCTTGGTGCTTGATAATTAGTACATTTAATTGTAATTAATGGGTATTGCGTCTCTTTCTGAGGATAGCTAGTCATAATAAACTTGCTTGTGGCTTTTCTTTTACTAGAAATAGGGTCTGTAATCGTAGATAAACTTGTCTTTATAAAACTAAATAAGTCTGCTAATAAATTTGATTTTGTTGCCATTTTCCTCGCTTGGATAATTGTAAACTCGCTTGTCTACAATTAGTCTACAAACTATTTGTTTATATCCTTTGATTTAACTTATATATACTATTCTGTAATCTTCTTTATTTCTGCATTCATCTTTTCCTTAACATTATTGAATTCTACCTTAGCAGTATTTCCAAAATGAGGTCTTGCGGCCATCTTACTTGTTCCATATTCTAAAAACTTAGCATATTCTAATTCAGTAAAAACTTTTGCTTCATTATCTCCTGTTGCTTCAAAATCTACACTATTCAAAAATCTTCCAGTATCAACAGTCACAGGTGCATTAGTTCCTCTAGCTATACTCTCCTTAACCGCATTATGCACATGTAATGTTGCTTGTCTAACACTCTCTGCTATCTTCTCTTTTGTTAATTCTTGTTTCTTCTTCATAAAAGTTTCAAATTCTTTTACATTCTTAACTTCTATAATAACTCCCATTATATATCTCCTCTTTCTTGATGTATCTTCATATGTTCTGAACGACTAACAATTTGTAAATTTTCTAAAGAATTATTTTTATCATTACCATCTATATGATGAACTTGTTCTTCTTTCTTTAATTTTCTTCCCATATGATTTTCCATTATTTTTCTTGCTTCTTTATGTCTCCAATTATACATTCCACCTTTCCACATTCCATTATTTTCTTCCTTATTATCTCCATTAAAACAACCCTTATTAATAGGTCTCCCATTTGGAAATCTTGCTTTTAAGGATATTCTTATTTTTTCTTTTGTTTGTTCACTTACTCTATAATTATCCCTTTCTTTTCTGGTTTTTATTCTTTTTATTATTGCTTCTTCCGTATATGCTTTTTTTCTTCCTTCTCTTAATATCCTCAATTGATTTTCATTTGGAATATAAGATTTTCTTTTATAACCTAATTTTTCTCCTTTTTTAACCATGAGTTTAATAAGGCAATAAGATATTTAAATTTTTCTATTCCCCTATTAAGCCTCACCAAAAATTGACCCTGTAGTTAATCTTCTTAAATATCCAGCCTTA